CAAGGATTAGGCAACTTCTTCCACGGGGTGGAGACAAAAAAAAGATAATATAATTTAATGGCTTATAAATCAGAAAAAAGAAGAGTAGAACAAGCATTTATTTTTATTCAGCTAAGATTTGTAATAAATTATGCTATAGAATTTGTAGATGAATTAATCAAAGTAGATAAGTTAAAAGTAATAGATAATCAAATTATTAAAATTCTTGAGCCAGAAAATGATAAACAATTAAAAAAAATGCAAATTAGAGTATCAAGACTTAACGAAGATTCAGGAATTAAAAGAATACTTCTAGATGGTATTGATGGCCAAAAATTTGTATTAATTATTTATTTCTTAGTATTAGAGATAGTACAACTTAATAAATTATTATTTCCACAAGAGTTGCAAAAAGTATTTAATGATTTATTAGAAATAGAAAGTTATAATAAAGAAGAAAATGATAGAAATAAATTAAGATTATCAGCAAAAAAACAAGCGCCAAAACTATTAAAGAAATTACAAAAATTAGGGTATTATGATTAACCAAGATGTAGTAGACAAACTGCTAGCACCAGAAAGAATAGAGGCAACTAGAACATTGTTAAGACATGATTTTAAAAAGTTTATTTTATTTTTCCATTTTGTATTAACTAAAAAAGAATTTACATTTAAATCCTTCCACGACCAAATAATAAAAGAACTACAAGACATAGTGTTTGGTAAGGCAGAAAAGCAGCACATAGTTATAAACATGGCACCACGATACGGAAAATCAATAATATGTCAATATCTAAGCTCGTGGGGGTATTCAATAATAAAAGATTGTAATGATATATATACATCATATTCAGATAATTTGGTTTTAAATTTTTCTGATAAAATCAAGGCAGTAATTGAAACATTAGAATATAAAAAGCTTTTTAAAAGAGAAATATCAAAGTCAGAATCAGGAAAAAGAAACTGGACTATTGAAGGCGGAGGAAGTTTTTATGCTTGTTCTGTTGGTGGAAGTATTACTGGATTTGGTGCAGGGCTTTCTTCTTATATCTTTGGGGGCTTTTTAATAATAGATGACTCAATTAAGCCAGAAGATGCTAAAAGCGAAGTAATGAGAAATAAAGCTATATCTTATTTTCAAGAAACTTTAATGAATAGATTAAACAACCCCAAGAAAACACCAATAATAATAATTGCCCAAAGACTACATCAAGACGATATTTGCGGCTTTGTAGAAAGAAATTATAAAGATGATTTTAAAATATTAAAAATACCAGCATTAAACGAAGATACTAATCAAGTAATTTGGGAGGAAAAACATACGGCAGAAGATTTACAAAAAATTAAAAAATTAAATCCTTTTTACTTTTATTCACAATACCAGCAAGAGCCTATTGTTGCAGGAGGAACTATACTCAAAAAAGAGTGGTTTAAATATTATAAAGAACAACCAGAATTTTATAAAATATATCAATCATGGGATACAGCTTTTAAAACTGGCGAGAATAATGATTATTCTGTAGGCACTACTTGGGGTCTTAAAAAGACACAATTTGGAGATGACTATTATCTTTTAAATATGTTTAGGGGAAAGCTAGAATATCCTCAACTAAAAACAAAAATATTAGAGTTAAATAATCAATATCAGCCTAGCGAGATACTAATAGAAGATAAAGCCAGTGGGCAAAGCATTTTACAAGACTTAAAGCAATCTGGATTAGGAAAATTAAAGCCAATAAAGGTAGATAAAGACAAAGAAAGTAGAGTACACGCAATAACTTCTATGTTTGAGTCTGGCAGGGTGTACTTTGATGAAAACGCAAGTTATCTTAATGACCTAGTTGGTGAGTTAATAAGTTTTCCAAGCGGTAAGCATGATGATACGGTCGATTCAGTTAGTCAATTTTTATCATACATGATAAAACCAAAGAAAAAAATAATAATAAGATAATACTTGCTTTTATTTCTTGATTTACTAAAATATATAGTTAAAAGTTTAAATTTAACAAATGGCTATTTTTAATAAATTATTCAAATCAAGTAATATAAATCAAACTAAGGGATATAGTAAAAGCCTTTTTGACTATATTCAGTCAGGCTATTCTTATAAAAAAAATCCAGAAACCTTTTTAAATTATTATCTTCAATGTTCCCCAGTATTTACAGCAGTTAAATTAATAAAAGACAATGCTGTCAGTATTGAGCCTAAAATATTTGATCATAAAAAAAAAGAATACATAAACCACCCTTTTCTCGAATTACTAAATAAACCTAATCCCTTTCAAAATAAAAGACAGTTTTTATCAGAATATTTTTTATTTTATTTACTAACTGGCAATGTATATACAAATGTCATTGGAACTGGAAAACCAGTAAGATTAGATAATTATAATCCTCAATATATCACAATTCAAGAAAGTATAAAAGATGGCTATCCATTAACTTACAGCTATAATAGCGGTGGTGCGGCAGAAAATTATAATAGAGATACTGATTTTAAGGAAAACAAGGCGAAATTTTTAAGTAAAAACGGCAATGAGTTAATACATCTAAAAAACATTGATCCAAAAGGCGACTGGAACAAAAAGTATGGAGTTAGTGAGTTGGTAGGCTGTCAATTAGAAATAGAACAATATCTACAAGCATCTAAGCACAATAATTCACTACTAGAAAACGGTTGCCGTCCTTCAATGTTAATTTCAATAGAAGGAGAGGCAGGAGATGATCAGATGGAGACAATAGAAGAATCAGTAAACAGTAAACTGAAAGGATCTACTAATACAGGCAGACCATTATTAATAAATTCCAAAACATCAATCCAGCAATTATCACAAAATGCCAAAGATATGGATTTTGCAGGATTAAAGAAAGATACAATGACTGCAATTTATAATTGTTTAAAAATTCCTTTAGCGATGGTTAGTCAAGATTCATCTACTTTCAATAATTTAGAAAGCTCAAGATATGGGTTTTATGATAATAATATTATTCCTTTAATAAATATAGTGTTTACTCATTTAACTAGAAATGTTTTATCAAGATATTCAAACTCTGAAAACTTAGAATTAACTTACGATCCTAGTCAAATAGAAGCAATATCCGACAGAATTAAAAACGAAGTAAGACTAGATTATGAAAAAGGTTTACTAACTAGAAACGAAGCAAGGGCAGAAATTGGCAAAGAACAAATAGGAACGGAGGGAGATGTATTTTATCAACCTATGAACTTAATTCCAGTCGGCACAGATCCAAGCACAGAAGATAACAGAGAAAGTAATGCTAAAAACTTAGTAAATACAATGAGTAGCATAAAAGATAACTCTGGACAGCCTTATTACACAGCTAAGGAAATTTTAAAAGCAGTTAATGAAATAGAAAATGAGAGAAATTAAGGAATTAATTAACTTGAAAAGGCATTATTTGATAGATCTAGAATACAGATTATCAAAACTTAGGTGGTTATTGTGTAATGTACCCTTATCTAATAATCTTATGCACTTATTAAAAGAAATATTGATGGTTGAATTAGATTTGTGTAAAAACTTTATATCAGAAGAAAAAAGATTACAAAAATTAAACAAAATTTATGACAACTCTTAATTTATCTCAACAATCGGCTAAAACCTTAGATATTGAGAAAAGAAAACTAGAGGCTAGACTACTTTCAGATATAAAAAAAATCTTCCGTAATATCTCAATAGATGCTAGCAATTTATACAAAGCAACTGGCAACTTACCCACCAAAGAACTAGCGAGTAATTACAATTCAGATTTTATAAAAGAGATAAGAGATATTTTCAGAACTACAATTAAAAAATTCGGCTTTCAGATTAGAAAAGATATTGAAAAAAAACACGGTTTATTTTTTGATGCAGAATATAAATCAAAGTTATTAGGATTAGAATTAAAACAAACTATAACAATAGAAGATCAGGAAGTTAGTGAAAAACTAGAAGAGATAAATAATAAATTTGCACAAGAAGCAACCTTTTTTATTGCTAATCAAAGCGAAGAACAAACAGAATATATAGAGGAAACTAACTCAAAGATGTTAGAATTAGCCGTATTAGCAGCATCATTTAAATATGATAAGGATTTACAAAAGTTAAGGGAGGACGG